GCACGCGGCGCCGCGTGCGCACCTGCCTCATAGCGATAGACACGGCTGACGTGCGTAACGCTCCCTCACGCAAAGTATCGGTTTGTAATCCTTTTCGCAAGCGGAAAATCGTATTTCATGCGTTAACCATGTGAGGCTGGGAAATTTTGGTGTGTCGCGCGTGGACGGCTCAGTGCGCCATCCACTCCACGAAAAAAGAACCACTCCGGCCCCCTAAGCAATCCAGTTCCAGCAACTCCAAGTTAACCTTGCCACCAAGTTAACCACGCCACCAAGTTAACCATTCAAATCGAATCAATTTGAATCGAATCGAATCAATCGGGATGGTCACCATCCGTTAAGCACGTTGCTGCATGCGACATTCGGTCGCAATGAGATAATGTATTATGGAGGAGCTCGGATGCGCGGTACTCGGATGCGCACCACATGCGAACATGTGGTGCGCATGTGCCGACGCAGTTTCGGGCGGGCCAATGGTTAACGCTTACTTTCCGCACACACATATTCTGAATACGGAAGTGGCAATATATAATATATAAGTAGTATGCCAGTACGGAATAAGGAGTAGGCCGAGAAAAAAGTCAGAAAACCACAATATGTTGAACCACGAACCGCAACATGTAGATGTAAGTACTGTAAACGTCGCTTGACAGCGCATTTTCGTTAGTGTATTTACATAGCATAAACCACGACCTAAAATGGAAATGGTAGCCACAAACAACGAAAGGAAATGCAAATGGCCAACAAATACTACTATCATACAGTGAGCATCCCATCAGAATTGTACATTAAACTCAAGGAAAAAGCATTAGAAAATGACCGATCTGCCAATGCGCAATGCATACACATCCTGCGTTGTGCCTTGTCTGACCTAGCAGATGGTGCGCCTTTACCCCCTAAAATCCGTGTAACCGCAGACTACGCGCGCGGCGAAAACATATCGCCTGCACCTAAATCCAAGCTGCAAATCATGGCCGAGCAGCGGGCAGTGGAAAACGCATCCAATGGTATCAACAAAAAATTCACCAATTAATAACCAAATCCAGCATGCGCGCAATGCGTTCACAATTTTTTAACACCTTGCGCGCATGATGGTCACACACAAGGAGCAAGCGCCATGACAAAGCATTCTGAAAATTGCAGCATGAGCTTCGGTCGCAAATCGCCGCTTGGTGAGTGTGCGCGATGTGATGAATTGCGCGCCGGCGCAGCGCCGCGTGCGGGATGGCAGAAGGATTACTTCGCGCGCCAAACAAGTGATGCGCAGCGCCGCGAAGAAATCCGCGCGCATTTTGCGAGCCATAAGCACACTTCAGGGGGCTGTGGCTGCGTTTGTACGTTTGGCGACTGGTAAGCATTGCGGCGATGGGCGGCCGCCACAATGGCCGCCTTCCCCTGCAATGGTGCAGGATCAAGGAGCAAAGCAGATGGCACATGAAATTGACATGAGCAATGGCCGCGCCAATATGGCGTTTGTTGGCAATCGCAAGGACATTTGGCATGGGCTTGGCCACGAAATCACGCCCGATGACAGCTTGGACGATTGCGTGCGCAAGGCCGGCCTGGACTGGCGCGTCATACAATGCCCGTCCTATGCGGCGCTGGCGTCAACTGACTTTGACCACATCCCGGCCGCAGATCGTTTCCGCGAGGTTCCTGACAATTTTTTCCACTGTCGCAGCGATACTGGCGCTGTGTTGGGATTTGCGACCGACTCCTACCGCGTGCACCAGCCGCGTGAAATGGTGGACTTCATGCGTCAATTCGTAGGCGTGGATTCGAGGTTCAAAATTGACACACTTGGCAGTCTGAAGGGCGGCCGCGTGATTTGGGCAATGGCGTCATTCGCCGATGAATTCACCATTGCGAACGACAAGCACAAGGCGCGGCTGCTTATCACGACTAGCTTTGACAGCACCATGGCGACAATCGCCAAAGCCACAATGACGCGCGTTGTCTGCAATAACACGCTGTCAATGTCGCTGTATGATAGCAGCGCAGAGGTTCGCGTTCGCCACAATACCAAGTTTGACGGCCAAGCAGCGGCCGCCAAGCTGGGCGCGATTGCCCAAGGGTTCACGCAATACAAGGCACTTGGCGACGCCATGCTGCAAGTCCAACTTAGCGCCAAGGAAATTTCAGACTTTTTCAAGAGCTTATTGGACATCCCCTTTGACGCCAAGCAGGAAGACGTCAGCACGAAAAAGCTCAACAATTTCGAGGCGCTTAAGCGTGCCTATGGCGACACAGTGCAGGAAGGCACGGCGCCGCTCACGTCATGGGCGGCACTCAACGCTGTCACGCGCTTTGTGGATCACACCAAGCATATCAAGAACACCGCGAACCCAGAGTCGCGCGTGCTATCGGCCGAGTTCGGATCGGGCGCCAATATGAAAGCAAAGGCGCTGGAGCTCCTTATCCCGGCCGCCAAGCTCAAGGTCGCAGCGTAGCGGCCGCAACTGAGGGCGCCCGTGTGAGGGCCGGGCGCCCAGAGTTGCGACTGAGGGTAACAAACCAAGGAGCAAGGAGCATGACTGACGCAGAATTTATTGAGGCCGCGCGGGCGCTGTATGGGCGCGACGGCGCGATTGAAATTGACGCTGGCGCCGCTGTGTCGCGCGGCGCTGACCACGGTGCCTATGTCCAGGCATGGGTGTGGGTGGAAGAAAACAAGACGTTGCGCGACATGTTGCGCGATTAAAAGAGGAGCAAAGACCATGGCACTACCATTAGACCACGCGAACGAATTGCGGCGCCTTGTGGCGCAGCAAGTCTACAGCGAGAAAATGCGCATATACGCGGCGATATGCCCCGATGTGCCGGCCAAGGATCGTCAGTCAGCGGCCGCTACCGAGGCGCTGGCGATTGTCGAGCCGGGCAGCAAGGAGTCCGTATCATGGCATTAGACTTCGCCTATGCGCCTAAATTCGTTCCAGCGACCACGCAAGCGGGCGGCGGAGGCGATGGCCGGCCGCCTATCCCAATGGCACCAGTCGCATCAGGCGGCCATGGGCGGCCGCCTGATGCGCCCAAGGCACAAGCAACACCTACATCAGCGCTCCATATGCCCGCGCCTATCGCCAAGCTGGCGCTATGCGCCCGCGCCTATCAGCGCTGGCGTGAGCGGCGCCGCGTGTTCGCTGCGGAGCTTGCCGCGCATTTTGAGGCGCTGGAGTCCAGTCATGCCCGTTGGCGCCTTTGCTAAGGAGGTTTACCAATGCGTGAACTATTGTCAGGTGCCATGCTGATGTTGCTGGCGCTGGTAATGGCCGGCCTATAAGGAGACAACTGCTATGCCACAATGCCCAAAATGCAATCACAAGTGGACTACGCGCAAAGCGGCGCCCACGCGCGCGCCATATCTTGAGGCCGTTGTCACGTTTACAGACGACGTGTTTCTTGTCGTGGGCGGTTATGGTGCGACGGACGCTGATATGCGCGAGAAAGCAATCTACAGGCGCGCATTGGCGCTGTCCGGCGGCCGCTTGTTGAACCGCCTCAATCTTGCCTATGTTCCTAACATTAACAGCATAAACCGCTATGCGGGCGCAGAGCTTGAGGGCTATCGTATGGCCGCGATGGCGCAGCGCGCCCAATGGGGCGCGTGCATTGACGCAGTGCAAAGGGAAGCAACATGAGCGATCTTAGAGAACTAGCGGCGGCCGTTGTGGCCGCCGTCCGGGCCGATGACAACGCGCCAATGCGAAAGACAGCGGCCGGCAGTATCTTGGCCGCGTTCCGTCCGTATGTCGAGGCAGAGCTCACGGGCATTGCGCCCAAGCAGCTACGGGACGAAGCTGACCGCCGGCAAAAACGCTGGTATGTCTCTTTTGAGTTTTGGACGGGCTCCAAGCTGGACGTGTTGGCGGCTGAGTCCAATGGCCGCCAATACAGCACGACGCAGGAAATCACCCGCTACGGCGGAGACATTGTGCAAGGGCTGGATGGCGCGGCGGAGCTTGTCGAGAAATACGCAACGGAGCTCCAAGCGCCGCTGACGACGTTTGGGCGCGTTCCCATGCGCCAAGCATTCGGCTATCTTAGGCCCACGATCAGCCGGCAAAGCGGCTATGGCGTGCTGCGGCGCAAGGCGCCGGAAGGCAACTGGTATCTTATCGCGCATGTGTGGCGCGAGGACGTATTCCCAAAGGAGGCGAGGCAGTGACGATTGACGAGATGCTGGCCGCAGCTCTTGCCATCGGCATTCTTTCGTGGCTGGTTATCTTGTGGGTTATCTTTCAATTATGGAGCACAATCACATGAGAATCACATCAGAATTCCTACGATCTAAAGGCGCGTGCGAGAACCAAGTAAAGCTCTTTGAGTCGCTAAGCGGCGACTCCTTAGAGCTAACGGAAGCCCTTTGTGTGGAGCATGCCAACAAGTTCGACTGGGAATGGGCCGCCCGTAACCTTCTAAGCGACGCCGCTTGGGCAGAGTATGAGCGCGTGTGCGCCCCCGCTCGGGCAGAGTATGTGCGCGTGCGCGACGCCGCTCGGGCAGAGTATGAGCGCGTGCGCGACCCCGCTTGGGCGGAGTATGAGCGCGTGTGCGCCCCCGCTTGGGCAGAGTATGAGCGCGTGTGCGCCCCCGCTCGGGCAGAGTATGCGCGCGTGTGCGCCCCCGCTTGGGCGGAGTATGAGCGCGTGTGCGCCCCCGCTTGGGCGGAGTATGAGCGCGTGTGCGCCCCCGCTCGGGCAGAGTATGAGCGCGTGCGCGACCCCGCTTGGGCGGAGTATGAGCGCGTATGTGCAGCAACGTTCTTTAAACTGTGGAATAAAGGAGAATAACTATGAGTGAGTTTGAAACGATCCTGCGCAATTTCGAGCATCTTTATCCCAACGCTTCGGGCAATCTGATACGCGCGGCGGCGGAGTCCGAGTATCGCTGGCGCAACGGGCATCCAAGCCCACCCGATGACGGCGTGGTTGACCTGGAGGAATACCGGCGCGTTCTTAAGTTGACTGGCACAAAATAATCCGTACACTTCCCGCCGCTTTCCGAGGGCTGCACATTGTCATTCAGCGAAAAGGCTGTGGCCGATCTTGCGCGCAGCGGTATCACGCCGGCGCAAGCGGAGGCGGCGGGTATCTTTGAGGTCGCAGATGCGAGCACAATCGCGAACAATATGCAGCAATTGCCGGCGCTGGTCTTGCCCTATTACGACTGCAATGGCGAGCCCGTTACGTATGTCGGCAACTCGCATTTTTGTCGAGTGCGCTATCTCGCGGATCGACCCACGGCGGGTTCCTTTACCCAAAGAAAACCCCGTCGTTATGACCAGCCCGCCGCTAGTGGGGCCAGAGCTTACTTCCCTGTGTCTGGCATTGCTTGGAGTAAACTTGCTTTAGATACAAAAGAGCCGCTGATTATAACGGAGGGCGAGAAGAAAACGCTGGCCGCGTGCCTCGCCGGCTTTCCCACAATCGGCTTGGGCGGCGTCAGAAACTATCTTGTGAACGGTGAACTCTTGCCAGAGCTGGATGAGTTCAAATGGAACGGCCGCGAGACTTACATCGTATTCGACAGCGACGCCGCGTTGAATCCGCAAATCCAAATGGCAGAGGCGCGGCTTGTCGAGGAGCTGATGCGCAAGCGCGGCGCGCGCTGCTATCTTGTGAGACTTCCACCACTGGCGAATGGAGACAAGTGTGGACTGGACGATTACCTTCTTGCTAATGGGGTTGATCGTTTTCGCAATTTGCTGGTGTCTACTGACGCCTTAGGCGCCGTTGACGCCGCAGTAGTAGCGCTCAATTCTCACGTCGCGTGGATAGAACGCGAAAGTCTCGTCTATGACGTAGGCGCGCGCCACTTCTTGAAGGCCGCCGGCTTCGAGAAAGGCAGCAAGTACAGCGCAGAGACGGCGCGGCGAATTGTCACGGGCCGCACGCCGGGCGTAAAGATCATCAAAGTAGCGACGGAATGGCTGACGCATCCGCTGGCGCGGCGCTACGCCGATCTGCTTTTCCGGCCGGGCGAGGGCGAGATAGTCAAGAGCGAGCTGGGGCAGCCTGCGTTCAACGTCTGGCACGGCTGGGATGCGCCGGCGCCGGGCGACGTGGCGCCGTTCCTAGAGCTCACGCAGCATCTCATGAGCCGGCTGCCAGCAGCACTACATGACTTCGCGCTGAAGTGGCTTGCATACAAAGCGCAGAACCCGGCTAAGAAAATACCGATAGCGCTGGTCATCATCTCCAAGCCGGGCGCCGGCAAAGGGCTGTGGACGGAATGCCTTTACGATGCGTTCGCGCCCTACGCAGTGCAGCAAGCAAGCAGCGATCTAAACTCTACGTTCCAAGGCTGGCTTGAGCGCAACCTGCTTTGCATCATAAACGAAGTAGAGGAGGAGGACTTACGCAAAGGCGCCAACCGCCTGCGCGCTCTAATCAGCGATCTTAAGCGGCCGATGAATGAGAAGTATCGCGTCGCGCGCCAGATCAATTCTTACACGCAATACATTCTGACGGCGAATGAGCGCGCGGCCGGCGCGTTCCACCACGGCGACCGCCGCATGTTCGTAGTTGGCGCCCCGCCGCCACGCGAATATGAGTTCTACAAGCGCGTGGCGAAATGGAAGGACGCCGGCGGCGGCAAGGCGCTGATGCACTGGCTCCTAAGCTATGACTTGGAGGGCTGGACACCGCCGCAAGAGGCGCCGTTGACCGCAGAAAAGAGCATGGCCTACATGGAGAGTCTGACGGACATTCAAAAGCTGGCCGAGGATACGCTGACTGCCGACGCCAATATGATCTATCTGTGGATTGAAACGGCGATGGACTGGGCCAACCGAGCTCAGGAATCTCCAAACTCCGCCGTTGCGCAGCAAGCGCAAACGATCATAGACAGTTACAACGTGCTGCAAATACGAGACTGGTACACGCCGGATGAGCTGCGCGGCATGTTCCCGCAGATTGCGGCTGGTATGTACAACACTAAGAAATCGCTCAACACAGTGTCGGGCGAAATGTCGCGGCAGCTCCGCGATTGCGGCGTGCCATACTTGGAGTGCGCGGACGATCCGCGCGGCTTCCGCTGGGGCGGGCGCATTCAACAGTTCCTTGTGATGGCGCACCGCGATGATTGGAGCGCGCCGCTGAAGCAAGCGGATTTTGAGCGCGCGATCAAGAATGCGCCGCGCTATGTGGATTTGAAGCAGCAACTACGGCAAGCCAAATGACGTTGCAAGCCGCGCGCAAACTTCTTGGGCTGCTAAACGGCTACACCGCCGAGACTGTGCGCGCGGCGTTTGTGGCGGCCGTGCGCAAAGCGCATCCCGACGCCGGCGAGATCGCTGGCGCCGACGTTGGCCGCGACGTTCACGCGCTAGTTGAGGCAAAGGATTTACTTCTCGCTAACCTTGGCGGCGAAACTCCTTGCCCGCAATGCAAAGGTGTGGGATACGTGCGCGCGAGAGTTGGGGTTATCGACTGTGGCCGCTGCGGCGGCGAGGGTACTGTGTAGAGGAGCAAAACTATGGACATTAAATTCACCGCCGGCGCACCGGTGCCAAACAGCATTGGCCTATGCGCTGATCTGTACTCTGAGGTTCGCGCGCTGCGGCTTGCCATGGACAAGGAAGTGGAGGCCGTGCGCAAACGCGAGAGTGAGATACGCGAGCACATCATTGATACGCTATCCAAGTCCGACGATACCGGCGCCGCCGGCAAGTTCTATCGCGCGCAGATCGTGACCAAGACCGAGCCGAAGCTGGCGGATTGGGGCGTGTTCACGAGCTGGGTGCGCAAGAATGACCGCTTCGACCTTCTGCAAAAGCGCCTTGTGCCGACTGCGGTCAAGGACATGTGGGAGGAACGCGAGGAGATACCCGGCGTCGAGCGCGTGCTTGTGCCGGATGTGAGTATCACGAAGATATGATAAGCTACCGAAAAGTAGCTGTGCCGTCTACACTGTTAGACGTTATAGCAAAGCAGGCTAAACATAATCATCGTTCTCTTACGAAAGAGGTTCTTGTGCGTCTTTTGATGTCTTTGCCTTCGCCGGAACGCGAAGAAACGTCTTTGAATTTGATAGGAGTAAACAATGGCAAATGATCTGACGAACTACGACGAAGCCTACGCCAAAGCTGCGGCGCAATACGTCAACCAGCATCCGCTGAGCGGCGGCACGTTCCTATCCACGCGCGCCGGCGTGCTGAGCTTCGGCGAGGAGCAGTTGCCCGGCAATCAGATGGCCGTGGTGATCCTCGATAGCATCCTTGAGAACACCTACTACGCCGAGCGCTTCGATCCCGACAACCCAAGCGCGCCGACATGCTACGCCTTCGGCCGGCGCAAGGACGAAATGGCGCCGCATGAGTCGATGCAATCGAGCCCGGAATACTTCGTACCGCAGCACAGCGAGTGCAAGGGCTGCCCGCATGACCAATGGGGCAGCGCCGACACCGGCCGCGGCAAGGCGTGTCAGAACCGGGCCCGGCTGGCGCTTATACCCGCCGGCTTCTATTCGCAGCCGAAAGGCAGCCGCGAGCTGACGCTGGACTTGTTCACTGACGCAGCACATTTCGCCAACGCTGAAGTGGCGTTTCTTAAGGTGCCGCCGACAAGCGTGACGGAGGAGTGGGGCAAGTATGTGGCACAACTCCAAACGGCGCATCGCCGCCCACCGTTCGCGTTTATCACGCGGGTCTACTTGCAGCCACACCCTAAGCACCAATACCACGTCAAGTTCGAGATGCTGGAGCCGCTGCCGGACGAGCTGTCGCCGATCATATTTAGGCGGCACGAGGAGGCCGCGGCCAATATCATCACGCCGTATTCTCCGCCGCAGGAGCGCGAGCAGGCGCCGCGGGCTGGGCTGCGGGGGTTGCGGAGGTAGCCATGCTGCCGGGTAAATATCTGTTCCACGTCGCCTATGCCGCCGATCTGCTGTTCAACGCGGTATGCGCCGGCGATCCCGACCAAACCTTCTCCTCGCGCTGCTATGAGGGCGCCGTGGTGAAGAATTACACGCGCTGGCTCATTCCCTATTGGGTCGTCAACGGTGGCGCCTACGTGCTCCGGTGGACCATTGGGCGCGTGTTGGGTTATCGTTTTGGCGTGGACATGCCGGTGAACCACTGCAAGGACGCTTACGAATGCGCGTCCATCGTCCACGACGATTTCCACACGTACAATGACGCTCAATAATAAGGAGATGGTAAATGTCGCGCTTCTCTACTATAGTCGATCTTGAACTTGAAGAAGCTAAACGCCGTATTGCTGAGCTTACATACAAGGCTCCATTCTATCAGGAGTGTAAATTTACCGCAACCGAGCCAGTAGACATTAGTGTACCATTTCTGACTCCAAATATTACGCTGCCACGGCGAGCTGCGATTGAGGCGGGTTGGGACCCTCACGCTAATGCAATCCGTATTAATGCGTGGGCAGAAGGCGAAAAAACGCTTCAGTACGGATACTATTTAGAGCCTGTTTATCGCGATGAAGATTTGGCATACGTGCTTTCTAAAATGCATGAAACGTTTATTCGCGCGCTATATGATTGGCTGAAGAAAAATAGGGAAGAAAAATAGGCCGGCTTCGTGAAAGCGCCCGAAGTCATCACAGTTGACTTTGAAACTGAGGCGATAGAGCAGCGCCCGGACTATCCCCCTGTGCCGGTGGGGGTGGCGATAAAGTGGCCGAGCAATCCCAGCTATTATTTGGCCTGGGGGCATCCAATACACAACAATGCGCTGTTTGAGCGTTCGCGCAATGAATTGTTGGCAGTATGGAACAGCGGCCTTCCTATCCTATTCCACAACGCCAAGTTCGATCTCGCCGTCGCCTATGAAAAGCTGAAGCTGCCAGAGCTGCCGTGGCAGCGCGTCCACGATACGCAGTTTCTCGCGTTCCTAGCCGATCCCCACGCGCCCAAGCTGGGGCTGAAGGAGCTCGCCGCGGACTTGCTTAGCTGGCCGGCGGAGGAGCAAGACGCGCTCAACGGCTGGATATGGGAGCACCGCGCGCAACTGGAGGCTACGTATGGAAGAAAAGTCAACAAATCCGAGCTTGGAGCCTGGATTGCAAAGTGCCCTGGAGATTTGGTTGCGTCCTACGCCGTGGGAGACGTACAGCGTACCCATGCACTATTTGAGCACCTGTGGCCAATTGTACAGCGTGAAGGAATGGGTGCCGCTTATGATCGCGAGAGGAGACTACTGCCGATCTTGATGGAGAATGAGCGCATAGGGATGCGCGTAGATGTGGCCGCACTCCACAATGATTCCTATATTTATCGCGTACAGCAAGAGATTGCGGAAGCGTGGCTTTGCGAGGAGCTACAAGCACCAAACCTAAACTTCGACGCAGACCGCGAGCTGGCAAAGGTGCTGCTGGAGCGCGGCGTTGTGCCGGCCGAGAATTGGGTGAAAACCAAGTCCGGCCAGCTTAGCGTAAGCAAAGACAACCTGCTACCTCACATGTTCACGGACCCGCGCGTGGCGAGCGCGTTGGGCTACCGCAACCGCCTCAAGACGTGCCTTAGCATGTTCATGGAGCCTTGGTTGTCGCAAGCTGTGCGCAATAAGGGGTATATTACTACCAATTGGAACCAAACTCGCGGATATGCAGGGGGCACGCGCAGCGGGCGCCCGAGCACGAACAACCACAATTTTCTTAACCTATCTAAGACATGGGAGGGCCGCGATGACGGATATATTCATCCTGCTTTTCTTGGGGTGGCTCCTTTGCCGCTTGTACGAAAATATATATTGCCTGACGAGGGAGGAGTGTTCCTCCATCGGGATTTTGACGGGCAAGAAATGCGGGTGTTCGCCCACGCCGAAAACGGTGCGCTCCAAGACGCCTACCGCGCCAACCCCAAGCTCGACCCGCACTCCTTCGTCGGAGACGAGCTGAAGCGCGTGGCTGGTCGCGAGATTGAGCGCACCAAAGTCAAGTCCCTAAACTTCCAAGGGCTCTACGGCGGCGGCGTGCCGGCGCTACAGCGTAAGCTGCGCTGCACCAACGCCGAAGCCAAGGAGCTTAAGGCGTTCCATGACCGCGCGCTGCCGGGCCGCAAGCAGGTCGTGGACGTTATCAAGGAGCTGGTGCGCAAGGGCGAGCCGATACGCACATGGGGCGGGCGCGTATACTACTGCGAGCCGCCGGGCGAGGATGGGCGGAGCAAAGACTACAAGCTCATAAATTATTACGCACAGGCGTCTGCCGCGGACATTACCAAAGAGGCTTTGTGCTCGTGGTATGAGAGCGGCCCAAAAGCGCGCTTTCTGGTGCAAGTTTATGACGAAGTGGACTTGTCGTCTCCTGTGGAGTGCGCGGTGGAAGAAATGCAACGCTTAAAGCATTTCATGGAGCTGCCGCGGCTGTCCATTCCTATGTTGACTTCTCCTAAGCATGGCCCATCGTGGGGCGATGCAAAGCAATGCAAACCAGAGGCTAATTGCCTGCTATGCCAGTGAAGCGCGCGTACACTTGGGAATGGCTGCACAACATAGCTGTCGTTTATGACGGGGACGAATGCTTGCTGTGGCCATTCGGTCGTAATTCTGCTGGCCGTGGTGCGACATGGGAGCCTAATAAGGGTTGGCGTGCTGCGCACGTCGTAGTTTGTGAAGTTTACAATGGCCCTCGCCCTACGCCAGATCACGAAGCGGCGCATTCATGCGGGAGAGGTCACGACGGCTGCGTGACACCAAAACATTTGCGCTGGGATACACATGCGGGAAACTTAGCGGATAAAGCAAAGCACGGTACGCTTTATCAAGGTGCGGCTCACCACAAAGCTAAGCTGAGTAAAGCCGATGCACAATACATTATTGATTCCGAGCTCGCCGGCGTAGATTTGGCGCTATACTTCAACGTGTCGCCAACTGCCATAAGCTATATACGCCGCGGCAGAAATTGGAAAAGCGCTCATGTCTAAGCTCACCGCCTGGAGTTACAGCCGCATCTCACTGTGGGAGCAATGCCCGCTGAAGTTCAAGCTGAAGCACATTGACAAGCTGCCGGAGGAGCAATCGCCGGCGGCGTCGCGCGGCGATACGATCCACAAAGAGGCCGCGGCGTTCATCAGCGGCGCCACTACGGGCTTCCCGCCGTCGCTCGCCAAGTTCGACGCGCAGATGTGGGAGCTGCACGATCTGCCGCGCGACAGCGTGGTGGTGGAGCAGCAATGGGGCTTCACAAAGAGCTGGCGGCCTACGGGTTGGTTCGGCGCGAATACGTGGTTCCGCAACATTCTGGACGTGGGCGTGGTGTACCCGGACGGCCACTCGGATGTAGTCGATCACAAAACTGGTAAGGAGTATCCAGACCACGCCGATCAGCGCGAGCTCAACGCGCTGTCGCTCATGTGCCGTTTTCCCGACGTTAGCCACGTCACAAGCCGCATGTGGTATTTGGACGCCGGCCATGAGACGATAGCGGAGTTCGAACAGCATCAGAAGGGCGAGCTGCAAGAGAAGTGGGAAAAGCGCGTGGCGCCGATGTTCGCCGACACAGTGTTTGCGCCGCGCCCGAATGACAAGTGCAAGTGGTGCGCATATGCGAGGAGCAAAAATGGCCCGTGCAAATTTGGGTGAAGCAGCGATCCAGCGAGCCGCCATCGCCTACGCCAAGAAGCTAGGCGGAGAGGCGATACGAATGCATTTTGGCCGCGGCGTGTCGAGCGGGTGGCCGGATGTGTTGTTTCTGTTTCGAGGAGAATGGGGCTACGGCGATCCGCCTTACGCAATTCAGTTATGGATAGAGTTCAAAGCGCCGGGGAAGAAGCCGACGCGCTTGCAGGAGCACCGCATCAATCGTTTGAGGGAGCTAGGTCAAAATGTTCATGTCTGCGACAGCATCGACTCGGCGCGTGCCGCCATCGCATCAGCCGTGGGAGCCGTGGGATTATCAGCGTCGAGCGGTGGAGTTCCTGACGCAGCAGAACAGCGCGGCGCTATTTCTGGACCCTGGGCTTGGAAAAACGGCCATTACTCTTGCCGCGTTTGCGGCGTTGTCCAGCGCAAGCGCAGTACCACTCCGCATGTTAGTAGTTGCCCCTTTGCGCGTAGTGCAAACCGTGTGGCAACAGGAAGCGAAGAAGTGGAGCCAGTTCCGTCACCTGCGGTTCTCGGTGCTCCACGGGCCGCACAAGAAAGAGCGGCTAAAAGACGACGCCGACGTTTGGCTGATTAACCCGGAGGGATGTCAATGGCTAGCAAACGAGTTCTTCGGAAGAAGTCTACCGTTCGACACGGTGGTAATAGACGAGCTTACAAAGTTCAAAAACCCAAAAGCCGTGCGCTCAAAGAGCTTAAGGCCGCGGTTGAAGACAGTAAGGAGGCGATGGGGCCTGACTGGCACCCCTATTCCGAATGGGTACTTGGACTTGTTTGGGCAATTCTTGATGATAGACGACGGCGCCGCGCTCGGTAAGTACATCACGCACTACCGGGATAGCTACTTCCAACCCGACTTCAACGGCTTCGACTACGTGCTTCAGCCCGGCGCCGCCAAACGCATAGAGAACCGCATTGCACCCTACGTGCTGCGCATGAGTGCGGAGGACTACCTTGACCTGCCGCCGCTGGTGGACGACGTGCGCTACGTGGACCTGGAGCCCGCCGCGCGCGCGGCGTACAGCCAGATGAAGAAGCAGATGCTCGCCACGCTGCCGGAGGGCGTCGTGACGGGCGCCAACGCTGCGGCGGTCTACAGCAAGCTGAAGCAGATGGCGAACGGTGCGGTTTATATGAATGATTCGCCCGCGCAGGGGCAAAATCGCATAGTTTCCAATCTCCACGACACCAAGCTGGACGCGCTAGAGGAGCTAGTTGAGGAGCTGTGCGGCCAGCCGCTTCTCGTAGCCTACGAGTTTAACCACGATCTTGAGCGCCTGTTGCAACGGTTCCCCGGAACGCCATATATCGGTGCCGGCGTGAGTGGGAAGAAAACACAGGAGATTATTGATGACTGGAACGCAGGAAATACCACCATCCTCTTGGCCCATCCCGCATCGGCTGGCCACGGCCTTAATCTCCAAGGAAGTGGCGCTAGCCATATTGGATGGCTTGGGCCGATCTGGGATCTTGAGCTTTACGAGCAATTCATCCAACGTGTTTACCGCCAAGGTAACAAATCCAAACGGGTCGTCAACCACATTTTCGTGGCAAGGTCCACAATTGACGAATTGGTAATGTGCTCTCTAAAGGACAAGAGCACGACGCAGGAGCGTTTGCTGAAGAACCTAACTACCGAGATTCTGCGCGATGCAGATAGCCCTGCCGGGGCTTTGCCGGCGATAAAGGAGAGTACGACTATGGAAGCACGTAAACTGTCACGCCAAGACGGCAACGGCGCTGCGCCGGCGCCGCGCGTTGTCCCGAATGGCTGGGGCCAGCCGGCCGCGGCGCAAGCTGTGGAGCATACCGGAAAGCAACGCGCCACGTTCGGACAGCGCCGCGATCCCGGCGCGGAAATTGAGCAGCGCCAAGCGATCAAGACCACGCTGACGGCGCGGCCCGAGCCCGTGCCTGTGGAGGATGATCCGATACCCGCGTCGGAGCTCGCCAAGTCGGCCTTCAGCGACGGCGTGCGCCAACAGCTCTACGCGCCCAAGGGCGAGGCCGACGCTATGGCGGCAGACGTGGACGCCGTAGCCGACGCCAAGCCGAAGCGCACGCGCGTAGCCAAGCAGGCGGACCCAGCACCGTCCGAGGCCCCCGCGGCCAACGCCGACACGCTCCGCCGGGCTACGGCGCTGGACTTGGCTATACGGGCGGCGCCGGGCGGCACCGATCCGGCCAGCATCGTAGAGGCGGCCAAGTCGTTCGACGCCTTTCTCGCCGGCGAATAGACTGCCTTGACTTTGTTAACCCGCCGGGCGAAGGTCCGGCGGGTTTTTCATTTGGTGCCGAGATGTGGGAGCTATTCGCCCCTGTTTTGACTGTCATTAACAATGTCGTAGACCGACTCGTGCCGGACAAGAACGCCGCGGAGCAGGTTAAGAACCAGATACAGCTAGAGCTCGCCGACGCCCAGGTGAAGGGCCAACTCGCCCAGCTCGACGTGAACAAAACCGAGGCCGCCAACGAGAACGTGTTTGTGTCCGGCTGGCGCCCGGCTATCGGCTGGGTGTGCGCCGCGGCGTTGCTGTATCAGTACCTTCTCATACCGTTGGCCGTGTGGGGAACGCTGTGGGCCGGCCTGCACATGCCGAAGCCGCCGATGCTGGACGATCATCTGTGGGAGCTCATGTTTGGTATGTTGGGCATGGGCGGGCTGCGCACGGTAGAGAAGATCAGCGGCGTTAAAACGTCTTAGGGTCGAAGCCGTGGTGCCGGCACACTTGCTTCGCAAGGCGCGTGAACACTTTGCCATGCGTGATGTCGCGCATATGGCACATCTCATGCGCCATCGTCTCTAGCACGGTCGCCAGCGTGTCATGCTTAGTGCTTGAGATGCGGATGGTGTAAGGGTCGCCGTCAGTGCAATCCCCGAATCTGTCCCTGTGTCGCGTGACGTGGAACTCAACATCGTCCGCCTCCGGCAGCTTCCAACGCCTGAACGGCCGCGTGTGGCGCAGCAGCTCGTAGGTGCGCTCCAGAAGATCGGGCGTGATGTGCAGCGCCATTTATTTATAGAATTTCCACTGCGTAAGCAGTGCAATCTCCTCCTTAGCGATGCGCCTAGCGATCACTTCAATTAGCTCAACTTGGCGTAGTTGCTCCCGTATTTTAGCTTCTTCAGCTTCTCGTAGTTCGCATTGAAGGCATTTTACTTCGTGCGTAGTCATGTCATCCTCTCTGCTTGACAATCGCCAGCTCCGCCGCCCACAGCCGCGACAAGCGCTCCGGGTGATCCCTCGCCTCCTGCTCTACGGCGCTGGCGCTATTGTGCGCGCGGTTGTAGTCGAGGCCGGCGCGGATGCGGTTATATTCGTGGAGCTCGTGCAGCATGAATAGCGGCTTTTCCTCCGGCTCCAGCGTATGCTCGATCCAGATTTCCGCCGGCATCCACGGATAGGCACCGCCGCCGATCCCATCGCCATTGCCGCCGCCGATCCAATCCTCCCAGATATGGTCGCGAATGGGGCGCGCGTTAACGTCGAATATCGGCAACGGCCCGGCGTCGCCCAGCTTACCGCGATAGATTTGGCTGTGAAGCTGCGTCACTTTGACGCGCAATAGTTTGCTGCCGCCGGCGCCTTTGCTCATTTACAACTCCATGTTGGTATTTGACAGCGCAGCAGAACAAAGTGAAACGTAGAACTTATTTGCGCAAATCCGGTTTTACTTCCCCTAACATAGTCGTATTGGCAACTACATAAAAATAGACAAAGTAAAGTCGCAGCTCTCATAGCATAAACAGCGCTTTCTCAGCCGCGCGGCGGCGCACAAGGCCGTCTAGGAGCTTGCCGTTCTGGTACACCCAATGATCGAACTCCGCCACGGCCGCCGCCGTCTGGCCGTCGTTGAGCTTGCGAAGCAGCGTGCTCTCCTCCAGGTGCCCGGCGCCCTCGTTGAACGTGAAGGACACAAGTGCGTCGAACTGGTTTTGGTTGAGAGGCACGCTGACGAAGGCGTTTACGGCGTCCTCCGCGGCGCATAAATCATCGTGTAGCCACATTATCGCCGTGGTCGTGGTGCAGGTCATGCCCTCTGCGACGCCGGCGGTGTGCCCATAGCCGATGGTCCAATGGTCCACGTTCGTCGGCTTGTACGCCGTGGGGCGGAATTGCTCGAACTGCGTTACGAGCGAAACGCAGGCGCTACTTGCTCGCATCATTCACCTTTTCCGTTGCATTAAGCTCCAGCTCAAGCACCGCCAGTGCGTTCCACGCGGCCTGCGCGGCGTGGCGCAGCTTGCTCTCAGGATCGAACGTCTCGCCGCTTGCGCGGGCTAGTGTGTGGCGCAGGAGCGCGTCGGCATAGCGTTGGTCGCCGTTCGCGACCTTGCGCCAGCCGTTCCACTCCTTGTACTTCTCATAGCCGAAGCCGCTGACTTCCGCCACGGCCAATAGCGCCCTCGGGAAGTATGTGGCGAGCCCGCGCCATGCAGGCGGCTTGCCGGCGTCATATTTCTGTCCGCTTTCTGCTTTTTGGGCGCTTTCGATTTTCCGCCCTCGCATTCGATCAATAAGTTTGAGTCCGTTTGGAAGCCAACCACCGCGTCTATCTCGCTTGTCTTCTACATACACAAACTCGTGGTCAGTATCCACAACTACACCCTCGCCGCGATATTCCGCGATGTGCTTGGTAGTATAGGCAACTATGTCGCCAACCCTGAAGTCCGAAGTTTTGTGCATTTTCTCACTCCTTTTGTCGTCACGGTACGGCGACACGTCGCCCATCACGTAAGCTCCTTAAACCGCCTCAAGAACATGAACCGCGCCGTGCTGGCGTCCCACGGAATGATGCGCTCCGGCCACGGCTCAGCCTTCGCCACGCCCCAATCCACGCCACGCGGCTCCGGCACAACGTCGCGGCGCTCCGTCAGCACCGCCTCATAGTCCGCCTTTTTCACTTCCGGCGAGATGTGTACCGGAAGATTGTATTTGTCTCGGATAACGTTGTCTATCAACGCCTCAAGATGCTGCACGTCCGGCAGCGCGTGCTTGATCGGCTTGATGTGGTCACCGATATACGCCTCCGCGGCGTCGTGCAGTAGTGCCTCAAGCTCGAACCCATGCGGTACGTGATGGCTCACAAGTACGCTGTGCTGCGCCACGCTGTAGTGCTCCACGTCGTCGCGTAGCGCACCGCCGAAGCGGCAGATACGTGCGAGCTGGGCAGCGATGTCCTCGATACGGATGTCCTCCGGGCGTGGGTCGAGCGACCAGAACGGAAGGCCGCTGGCCGTGCCTTGGTTGAAGCCGCGCTTCAGATCGACGGCGCCGCGCAAGTCTCCTGTGTCATATTTCATCTCACGTCACCCGAATAAAAACATGATGATAGTTCCGGCGATCAACCATCCTTCGCCCCAACCATCGTGATAGTGCTGGTAGACTGTTGCTGTAAGCAGCGCTGCGAACGCAACTGACGATGCGAGTTTGCTCACCGCGAATATCCAAACGTCACGGTTGCGGTGATGGCGAATGCGCTCAGCCAGTAGCACATATCGGCATAGCTGCCGTAGTAGAGCCAGCGGCCAGCATTCATCACGTATAGCGACATGATGGCGTAGTTGAAAATTTTAGGATCGAAAAGTAGGCTCATAGCAGATGCTCCCAGTTGCCTTTCGGATACTTTTTCTGCATGTATTTTGACAAACTCATGTTCTCGTACTTCCGGCACAGATAGTCCAGCGTCAGCGGCATCACGCAGTAGTCGCCGTCGCGTACGCCGTTGAGTACGACAACGCCTCGCCAGTGCCGTTGCCCCTGCGCGCCGCGGTAGTCCTCTACGTGCAGATAACAGGAGCCTGCGACGATCCCGTGCCACGTATGCCCAGAACCGCACATACGGTTGCCGTAGCGGAAGCCTTGCTCGTGACCTTGCACGAAGCTGGAACCGATTTTGTTCAGGCGGTTATCAACGGAACCACCAATAGCAAACTTACTATGACTTGACTGGAAGAAGTGCGAGTAGCATATGCCGTGTATCCATCGCCTTTTAAGGAAACCGTTCCACCTAAATCCACGGACTTGGCATGCGTTTGAGCCCACTGTACCAAACCATTTAGGGTCTGCTTCGGCAGCTCTGTCAGCTCTGTTTTCATGGTTGCCCTCCAAAAACTCCTTCTGCGGTTTCCAGTTTCGGACCCGCTCCATTGGCTTGCACAGCTTGGCAAAGCCGCGATTACCGGCGTCAATGTCGTCCTGGTAGCGCGCGTTCTCCAGCGGCGCAGAGCCCGGCTTGGCGTGCCCGTTTAGGCTTGGGAAATCCCAATGGTCGCCAAGATGCACAACCACATCCGGCCGGTAATCCACGATGGCTTGCCCGATCCAATCGAGATGATCCGTAGGAACGCCCGGCTTTACCTGCGTGTCTGGGATGACGAAATGGCGGATAGGCTCGTCTTTGGCCTTTACGAGAGCCACTACGCCTGCTCCTTGATTTTTCTAAGCTCTACCCAAACCCCTTGCGCACCATTGTGCTCGACAATTTCCGCGTCTGCATCCAACAACAGTTTGTGCCGCAAGTTGGCGTCTAATGAGGTTAATGGAATAAAGTGCCATTCCCACTCATACGGGCTTATCTCCTCGACCATTGCGAAGCAGCTCCATTGTAGCGTCGTGTTGCTCCTGTGCCCGCTGGTCGCTACGCAGTGTCGCCCACAAGTGGATGCCAAAGCCCAGAAACGCAACGAGCATGGAGACGATAACTCCGATGTCGCTAAGGTGCAAGCCCCAAAGCACCGCCGCCGTGCTCGCGCCGATGGAAGTTACTGCTAAGGATAACGGCTTAACCGATGCAGGCAGGTGATGTGAGTGCTCGATCATTTAGACAACCCAGATAAAAGCGATTGAGCTAGTGCCAGCGCACGCCATAATAGCCGCGCGAGGATAGTTTCCATGCCACAGATCAACGGCCGCTTGGCCGAACTCAAGCGCGGCCATAGCCAGCAGGAAGCCGTTTCGCACAATGAAGTTCGCCATGGGTGCCTCATTGCTGCCGTCCGCGTAGTGGGAGCGATGCGGCCTTTTGTCCCGCCAAGGCGGACACCGCTGAGACGGTGCGGGAAATGTCCTCCTCAGTAACGCCGTTGGCGCGCAAGAGGTTGATCGTGTGCTGTGCTTGGTTTGGGTCTAGCAGGCTTTGAGCAATAGCCGAAGCCACGTCTGGCGAAGCATGCAGGCCGGGGATGGCCTTGGTGATGTGGTAGCCTGCCCACCACGGCGAGCTTGCCATTTTAGCAGCTCCAACGACGCCATGCGCGATTTGCCCAGAGGTTATGTCCTCTTGTGGGCGAATTGTGCCTGGAGCGAGTTCGCTTAGGTTCTGCGCCGCCTGCGCTTCTGCCACGCCGCGGCGATAGCCGAGGTCGCCAGTGGGCGTCGCGAGGCTGGCCTTAATGAGATCGTTGGGCGGGTTCGTACGCGAGCCGCCGCTGAGCCCATGCACGAAGGCGTCGTGGTAGTCCAGGTCCGCTTTGTTGTTGAGGAGAGCCGCGCGATACGCCGGCTGCTTCTGATAGGCGTAGCGCTCCACGGCGTCGGCTACGTCGCCGATCTTGGACGCGCGTATCGAATTGGTGGCGTAGGAGGACTTCTGCGCTGCGCGGAGAGACTGGCGCAGGTTGTCGAAGTCGTCCACCGTGAGCGGCGCGTGAGTAGGGTTAGCAACGGCGTCGTTAACTAGCTCCGTTAACTCGGGGTCGCCGCGCAGCGCTCGCGCCACACGCGGGTCTTCCAGAAACGACGGCGCCCCAATGCCGGATGTGACGGGCTGGTTGCGCAGCGCCGCCGGGTCCGCCTTGTCGCCCATAGCAGTGTCCATGCGTTGTTGCAGCCGCGTCATAATCGAGCTGGGGTCGTCCGGCTGGCTGACGTTGCCGGTCGTCACTTTGGGCGGCATAGTCTCGCGCGCCTGAAGCGTCTCTGCCACTTGCTGCGTGTACGCGGGGTTGCGCGACCCAAATTGCCGCAGCTCGCCGCGGGACTGCATATCGAGCACTTCCCCGATGGACGGTGCGCGGTTGGTCTGCGCGCGGAAATTAAGCATAGCCTGTGCAATAGTGTCCGGCGTCTCGTTGAGATGCTTCGCCAGCAGGCGTATCTCCGCCTTCTGTGCGAATTGCCCAACCTTAGCTGCCACAGCGCCCCCAACCACGCCACCAGCCGCGCCCAGCCCTGTCTCCATAGCGGCCTGGGGAGTAAGACCCTCTCCTTCGACTTGGCTCTGTACACCCGCCACAGCGGCTCCTGGGACCGCCAGACGCAAGGCGTTGCGAGCCAGTTGTCCCTTGCGCAGCTCCAAAGCAGAGTTAACCGCCTTCGCGCCGGCGCCAATGATGCCAGGAGCCGCTTCCGCGGCCTTGGCAGCGG